CGTCCTCGAGGAGATGGCACAGTCATCACAGCAGCTGCAAACGTGGGCCGCCGGTTTTGTCCTCGAGCGTGAGACACCCATGTTCAAGGTAGACGACGACGTTGTTATGATCGCCACCGGCAACCGTGCCGAGGATCGCGCTGGTGCTAAGCCCCTACTAGGCCACCTCAACGACCGTATGTACCACTTCGACGTCGACACTTCACTCGACGACTGGTGTGGCTGGGCGATGGAGAACGGCGTTGACCCACTGGGCGTTGCGTTCTTGCGCCTACGTCCTAACCTGCTCAACGATTACGACTCATCGCGGCGCAGCAACCCAACCCAACGTTCGTGGACTAAGCTGTTCACAGAAGTCCCTAACGACTTACCCACTAACATGTATATGACTGCCGCCGAGGGTAAGGTTGGTGAGGGCGCAGCCGCCGAGTGGGTTTCAGCCCGTGACATGATGAACAAGATGCCTAGCATCGACAGCATCCGCCTACATCCAGACAACGCAGAAGTTCCATCCGAGCCAGCAGTTCGGTTCGCTGTGTCCACTGCGCTGTCCATGACGGCAACACCCGACTGTTTTGGCCGTGACATGCAGTATATCAGCCGTCTGCCCAAAGAGTTCCAGATGGTCTACGTCACCGACGCCCTGCGTCTCAACCCACCGCTGCAACAGACTAAGGACTTCATCAGCTGGGCCATCGCCAACAAAGACATCTTTATGGGAGGAAACTGATGCCAAACCCGTACCGCTACCACCACCAACGCGGACTGGAGCTTGTCATGGCCGAGCAAATGTCTTGTCTCTACAAACACCTAAGCGATTTGGAGATGATCCTCAAAGACCGACCCTTTGAGCTTGGCTTAACGCGTTACGCAGAGTTTTTCGACGACATACTGTCGGAAGCACAAACAATCCACGACAACGGCGCAGCGTATATCGCAGCCGAAAGAATCAAAGGGAGGAACTAGCATGAATATGCAAGCACAACTACTCGCAGCTATGGAAGCCGCACAACACGCTATTCCAGCAGCTCCAGCCGTCGACGACGACTCATCGGCACAACCTGTTTACACGTCACCAGATACGTTCAAGTCTATTGCAGAAGTTGCAGCGCCTGTCGTTCAAGAAGTCAAGCGTGAGTTCGTTAAGGTTAAGAACCTCGACGAGAAAGCCGTGCTCGTTCAAGTCAAGCGCCGCATGTACTCACCTTACAAACTCGACGAGGCCGAGAGCAAAGCATACGGCGCAGGTAACGTGAACAAGCACTTGTTCCAAGGCACGACCAACCGCGTCAAAGTCGCCATCAGTGCGTACACCGCAGTGTATAGTTTCGCCAAGGACAACACAGTCCCGTGGACAACTGGCGTCGAACTGCTCAACATCGACCATTACATGGACTTCACGTCGGGTCTGCGTCAACTGATCGACAAGGCCAACGACGCGGTCGACGATCTAGTAGCCAACTGGGACCACGAAGTGCGCATCGACTTGCAGCGTTTGCAGGACATCGCCTACGCCAAAGGTAAGCCCGACCTTGCCGACCCTAACGACTACCCAGAAGCCGACGAGGTTGCTTCGCGGTTCGGTATCGAGGTGCGTTACATCCCCGTGCCTACCACTGGTGACTTCCGTGTGGGTATCAGCGACGACGACAAGGCATCGCTCCAGCAGCAGCTCGACGACGCGACAGCGAACGCAAGCAGACATGTCCTTACTCAGATGCTTGAGCCTATGCAGCGCGCTGCGTCCAAGCTAGCTGTGCCCATCGGCAACGACGGTAGTATCTTCCGCGACAGTCTAGTCGACAACCTCGTCGACGTCTCGTCACGTATGGCCAAGATCAACATCAGCGACGATCCGTTCGTCACCGAGCGCATCAAAGACTTGCAGTCACTCATTGGCACCTACGCCAACAACAAGGACATGCTGCGTAACAACCAGTCCGTCCGCCAGAAAGCTGCATCCCAGATCGACGCACTATGCGGTCAGATGGCGGGGTTGGTATGAGACAACCCAAAGAATACTACTGCGTCGGCTGCGGCAGCACTGACATAATTATCGAAGCGCACTGTTACTGGGACAACGTCACGCAAGGTTATGCGGACTTTCAAATTTCGGATGAAGGCCGCGACTGGTGCACAGAGTGCGAGGACCAGAGCACCGGAGCTTTTCGCGCAATCACAGACATCAAGACCCTCGCCCAGATCGCCATCGTCAAATCAGAAAGGAAAACAGCATGAACGCCCCACTACAGCACACTGCGCTCGACGAGTTGCAACGCAAGGTAGGCAAGGCCAAGTCACTACTTATTCTTGACCACCCCTTCTTTGGCACCGCTTGTTCCAAGCGCCCGATCATCTACACCGACACAGTTCCGACAGCAGCTATGTCAGGTACAGGCCAGATGTATATGAACCCCGACTGGTGTTCTGCGTTAACTGTACGACAGCTTATGTTCTTACTGGCACACGAGGCACTGCACTACATGCTGTCTCATTCGCTGCGTCTTGGCCATCGCGACGCCAAAGCGTGGAACATCGCTTGCGACAAGGTTATCAACGACACGCTGATCGACGCCAATGTCGGTGACTTCATCGACGGCGGTGTGACACTCGACGGCGCACGTAACATGGCATCCGAAGAACTGTACGACGAGGCAGACGACGGCGACGGCGACGGTCCGGGCGGCATAGGCAACGACGTAGGCCCACCAGTCGACGACAACGGCAGCGCGCTAGACGACTCACAGATCAGCCAGCTAGAGGCACAAGCCAAGATCGACGCCATCCAATGCGCCAAGGCAGCCAAAGCCGTCGGTAAGCTCCCTGGAAGCATCGAGCGTCTCGTCGATCAACTTGTTAACGTGACAACACCTTGGCACAGTATCCTCGAGCGCTTCATGCAGTCTAAGATCAAAGACGGCTACTCTTGGAACAGACCCAACCGTCGCTTCATCGCCCGAGGTATATACATCCCCGGCACCGACTACACACCCAACATGGGACCACTTGTCATCGCTGTCGACACGTCTGGCTCGCTAGACGACGACGACATCGCCATGTTCAACGGGCACATCAACCGCATACTCGACACGTGCAGCCCAGAGATTGTCCACGTGGTTTACTGTAACACACACGTCCAAGGTGTTGACGAGTACACACCTGACGACTTTCCTGTTTACATCCAAGCCAAGGGCGGCGGCGGTACATCGTTCAAGCCAGTGTTCGACTGGGTCGACGACAACAACATCGACCCCGAGTGCGTAGTCTACCTGACCGACGGCTACGGCGACCAATCATCCTTCACCACCACACACGAAACCGTGTGGCTCACCACAGGCACCACGTCATTCGACTGGGGCACCGTCATTAAGTTCGAGGAGTAATAACTATGACTGCACGTAACCCCGTGGCTAACAACATCGCCGACATAACAAGAGACCAAGGCTTTACCGGAGCCACAATCCACATCCAACCAAGCCAGTGGACATCTCGCCGCCGTAGCATAATCCTTAAAGCGCTGCGCGACGGCCTGTCTACAGCAGGGTATCAAACATCTGACTTCATTGAGGAGCTAACTCGTGCGTACGGCAGCACGATTATCAACGCGGCCACTAACAGCATGATCCCACTCGACGCAATTCGCGACGACAAGAAAGAGGACATGGTTGCTTACACCGCGGCTTGGATAAAACTAGCGCAGAGCCAAGGCGAACTTCAAGGGTGGAACTACCACAACTACCTGTGTCGCCGCTGGCTGGATAACATCGAAAAGGGAGCAGACATGGACGAGTTCCCACTCCCAAAAATCTCCCCACACGAACGCGCCGATTTCATCAAAGAGTACCTCAAGGACGACGAGGACTCAATCCGCGCACAACTGGCCGAGAAGATCGAAGCCGGTGAAGAACTGACCATCTTTGTAAAAGCAGCATAGGGAATAATACTATGGCATATGTACGCAAGACAGAAACACTGATCGACGACGTCGTTAGACGCATCCGTAATATGGCCGCGAAAGCACTTGGCGTTTACGAAAGTAAGAGCATCGAGATCGACACCGCCGAGTACGCTGCGGCCTGTGAAGCTATACACACAGCGGCCTACCGTGACGCACCGCAGCTTCGTGGCAACCTGCCAGAGTCTTGGCTGTTCAAGACCGAACGCATCAACCTGCGAATCAAAGACCACTCCGGCAACACCATAGCTCGGGCAGGTCTCGACGCCCCTGAGCACCGGAAGTTCGAGGTGCCTGCGCACAAAGCAAAAGCAAACAGCTGGAGTGTTGACGTCGACGTGTACGCCGACGAGTGCACGGGGGCTCTCGCGATGTGGGTTCAGGCGCACACCACAAAGACAGAGCAGCGCAGCACCATCGAGACGCAGTACCGAGAAGTCGAGCGGCAGGTCATCGGGTTCTTGCGCACCCACGCATCGCTCAACGCTGCCATTAAAGAGATGCCTGAGATCGAGCTGTATGTGCCTGACCAGTACCTCAGAAAGATGCATGAGGCCGTCGCACCACGCGTCAAAAAAGAAGAGCAGCAGTCTGCCATCACCGAGCTGGGTATCGACCGTAACGCCCTTGCCGCCGTCGCAATCGCACACCGAGTAATGTCTTAAAGGATAACAACATGACTAAAGCAAAAGTAAACGTGTCAGCCCTAGCCCGAGCAGCTGGACTAAAACCAGCGTTAGTTCACAACCGCTTGTATGCGGGCATGTCGCTAGAGGACGCGCTGTCCTCCCAAAAATACGCGCGACGCCCTGTCCATCGCGAAGACCCCAAGCCCATACTTCGTGAAGCCCCCAAACCCATAACTCTACCACCGCTTACCCAGAAGAGTCCGTTCCGGTGGGACTACTTTTGGGCGGGAGCAACCGCTTGCACCGCAGCTGCACTCGTAGGGTTCTTTATTAATGCCTAATCCCGAAGAGAAATTTGAGAAACTCAACGCCAAATATTCACGGCTGCAAGAAAAGGCGCAGAAACAGCGCAGCGAGATCGTGCGCCTTACTCGAAAGATGGAGGCACTTACGTCTGACAAACAGGCGTTGCTAGTCGACATCAAATGGCTTCGGGGTGAGCGATGAAATTTTGTTTAGAATGTGCGGTCGTAACAGCGGTATTGACCATCATCGCAGCCGTCTTAGTAGCACAAACACGGGGGTGGGTATGAAAATATGCACCCCCCTACGTGGAGAACCTAAAATGGTAACGACCCGACTACAGACGATCACCCAAAACGCTTTCGCACTGCCGAAGGCGGCGACTGCAAACGAGGCTCACGTCGGAGAAGCTATCCTCCACTACGAACACTCAGACGGCCACCGTTCTCGTATGCCAAAGGTGCCGGATCGGTCGGTCATTGAACGTCAGGGCTTGCGGCGGCTTGCGGAGGTCGAGGTGCTGAAATTCCTGCGGTCGTGCCCAGACGGCATATCAACGCAACGTGCCATGCAGGACGGGCTGACGGGTATCGTGCGCCCAGCGAGCGTTGAAAACGCTTTGCGAAATCTAAACGGCGCTGCTGGATTTATTCGTAAACACGTTAGCAGCACAGGCAACCGAAACTGGTACGAACTAACAGCCAAGGGCCGCCGCGCATGAGCAAGAAACGCAATTTTCGCTGTCCCGACTGTTGGCGGAGCTACCCCAGCGCGGAGGCCGTTATGCGGCACCAAGTGAAGGCGGAGGGCCGCTGCATCGACAGCGCGCCCACATACGTCGCAGGCAGGATCAAACACGAACGCGCAAAATACAATAAGGAGGATGCGGAATGATGTATAACGTGCTGAGAAGCTACACAGTCTGCGAGTGCCACGAAGTAGACGCTACTGACGAGGATGCCGCAATTCAATTAGTTGAAGACGGGCTTAATGACTACTTCGTTGATAGCTACGACGGTGATTACGTCCGCGACGACAACGGTAAAATTATCTACACCGTGGAGGATGTGGAATGAAGATATGCACCGTCGACTTAGAGACGTACTGGTCAGTCACACACTCGCTGAGCAAAATGTCCCCCATCGCGTACTGTATGCACCCCGACACGGAGATCATCAGCTGCGCGTTCAAGTTCGATGACGAACCCACCGAGGTTGTCTTTGGCGAGGCGAACGTGATTGCGTACGCTAGCAAGGTCGACTGGTCACAATACTGGGTCGTCGGGCATAACCTTTCGGGCTTCGACTCTATGATCCTGTCGTGGCGTATGGACATCAAACCTAAACTCTGGGGCTGCACCCTCGCTATGGCGCGGCCTATCCACGCGAAGGACGTTGGCCTATCACTCGCCAAACTCGTGGCGCACTACAAGCTGGGGTACAAAGACCAGTCGGCGCTGATCGCCACCAAGGGTAAACACCTGTGTGATTTTACTGAGCAAGAGATTGCTGACATGGGTAGATACAACGTCGCCGACGTAGACCAGTGCTACGAGTTACTGCGACGACTCATCAAGCAGACCCGCCGCGAAGAGGTCAAGCTGATCGACATGACAATCCGTATGCTGGTGGAGCCACAGTTCGAATCCAACACTGCGTTACTCCAGCGCACCTTAATTGAAGAAAGTGTGCGTAAGAAAGCTATGCTGGTGGAAGCGTCTAAGATTTTAGACACCTACGACCCCCTAGAAAGTGCTAACGTGAATGCAGATGCCGCGTTGAAATTACTGTCGTCGGCTGCTAAGTTTGCGGTGTTCCTGCAATCCCTTGGAGTACCTGTTCCCACCAAGGTTTCACCCCGTACCGGTAAAGAAATTCCGGCGCTGGCCAAAACTGATGAGGACTTCATTGCGTTGCAGGAACACGACAACCCCATCGTCGCCAACGCTGCTGCGGCCCGACTAGAGGCGAAGTCGACTATCTTGCAGACACGCATCCAAGCGTTCCTCGACGCAGCCGCCGCACACCCGCAGTCCAAACTACCGATCCCACTCAAATACTACGGGGCCGACACCACTGGCAGATGGAGTGGCTGGGGTTATAACCCACAGAATTTACCACGCATCAACCCGTACAACCCTCGCCCGTCGGACGCACTGCGTAAGTCGCTCGTCGCTCCACCGGGCCACAAAGTCGTCGTCGCCGACCTGTCCGGGATCGAGCTACGCGTCAACCACTTCTTATGGCAAGTCCCGTCTAGTATGGATATGTTCAAGGCTGACCCTGAGAAAGCTGATCTGTATAAGGACTTCGCCAGTAAACTTTACGACATCCCGTTCGATGAAGTAACCAAGGTCCAACGCCAAGTCGGTAAGGTTGCGCACCTTGGGTTAGGTTTTGGGGCTGGATGGAAGACCTTTATGACTGTTGCCAAGCTCATGGGCGGCGTCGACATCACCGAGGACGAGAGCCGAGACATCGTCAACCGCTGGCGCGATACATACAGCGAGATCACTTCGGGCTGGCGGACGTGCCACGGCGCGCTGCCAACGATTATGCAGGGTGCAACAGGCAAAGCCGTCGACCCGTGGGGCATGGTCTACCCTGTCCCCGAAGGTCTCAAGACACCCAAGGGAATCATCCGCTACCCAGACCTACGCACCGAGCGTAACGAAGACGACAATCGCATGGAGTTTATCTACGGCAACGGGCGCAACAAGGCGCGAATCTATGCGGGTAAGATCGACGAGAATATCGTCCAACACCTCGCCCGGTGTGTGATCGCTGACAACGCGTTAACAGTACAAAAGGTTACTGGTTTAGACCCGGCTTTGATGGTTCACGATGAATTAGTCTATGTGGTTCCCGAAGATGAGGCCCAACCGCTACTAGATGTAGTGCAAAAGGTAATGCGCACACCGCCACTCTGGTGGCCAGAGCTAGTGACATGGAGCGAAGGCGACATTGCGGATACATATGGTGATGCTAAATAACATGTTTACACGCGTTCATATAAGTGCGCACACTACCGTATACACGTAAACAGATAACAGGGAGTAAGAAAAATATGAGACTAATTCTTGAACGTCAGGTCTGCTATCAGCGGCAAGCAAAACGCCGCCATCAGTCGATCAGTGGGTGTTACCCACGGGGTCCGAAGATTAAGACACCAACAGGCCCACCAACGATTCTACGTGGGGGGAAGTACATGACCCGAGTAGGCGGTGGTGTGCGCAGTAGGTTTGAATTAGCGCCTACCGTTGGGAAGTACATGACCCGAACGGGTGGTCTTAAATTAGCATTAGCGTTGATCGCCAGTGGTGGAAAAATCCTCATTGACTGGTCGCGAAAAAATCGGATGACGGTAAATGGAATATACACCAACTAACGAAGTACGGGGATGCACGGAGTTCTTTCTAAGGAACCCCAACGCTATCTCAAAATGGCTCAACACAGCAGATAAACATATGCAAAGCTATGTGGCCAACCCCGAACTATTTTTACTTGCTAAACAACACGAGGTTTTACGACCGCTTGTTATGGCATACGCCAACGACCTTGGAGGTTTTGCTCAATACTTGCTGGAGCTTCGGGGTAATTTTGACCGCAGAAGCGCAGAGTTCGTAGAGATTCAAGCTATCTATAGGCGCACTAACGGACGTTATGTTCAGCAGGTACGCCGAGAGCGAATGGGAAGGGCCATGGAAAAAGCAGAAGCGCTACACGGACCAGTGCCCTACCCCACGCGCATACAGTGGATGACAGACGTAGAACACAAGTGGGCAAAACGGCGTTTAGAATTTCTTACTACCGTCCGCAGCAACTCAGGCGGCGAGCACCTGTCGACCGAAGATCGCACTGAGGCTCTGCTCGAGTTCTGGGACGTAATAGACACCGAAATACATGAAGGAGACTTACCGCCATGGAACTAAAAAAGGCGTGGAGCTATTCCGCGCTAACAGCCTTCGAGACCTGCCCACGCCGCTTTCAGCTAACGCGAGTGACAAAGCAGGTACGAGAGTCCCAGACTGAAGCCACGGTCTGGGGTAATAAGGTACATAAGGCTCTTGAGGACTTCGCCAGAAGCGGCAAACCTCTCTCGCCCGATCTCGAGAGATACGCAAAGTACGTTAAGAAAATACAAAGCTACGAGGGTAAGCGTGTCGTTGAAGAACGCGTCGCGCTTGACCGAAATTTCAGACCAACGACATGGATGGCCAAGGACGTCTGGGTTCGTGGCATCATCGACATCGGCGTCGTTGGTTCTGAGAAAGCATACTTGCTCGACTGGAAGACAGGCAAACGTCGCCCAGACTCTAACCAGCTAAAGCTCTTTGCGGCGCTGGCGTTTGCGATGTACCCTTGGGTAGACAAAGTTGTGACGGGGTTTATTTGGCTCAAGACTTCCGAGTTTGATAAGGAGGTGTTCACGCGTGGGCAGCTGCCAGAGATATGGAGCGAGTTTATGCCCCGTCTAGCGCGGGTAGCCATCGCCTACGATCAGGACAAGTGGACCCCTAAACCGAGCGGGCTCTGCAAGAAATGGTGCCCAGTGGGTCGCCAGCTATGCGAATTTTGCGGAGAGTGATATGTTACGAAAAATGCAGGTCGATGATATAATGACGCTGACAAACAACGAGCTTCTCGAAGCCGCGGTTAAAGAAAAGCACCTAACCTCCATCGAGCTGGAGCTTTTGCACCGTTTAGAGAGCTATGTTGCTATGTACGGCGACTATTTAGAGGAGCAAGTTCACTGATGGGTATGACTCCAGAGGGCAAAGTTAAGAAGAAAGTCAAAGAGTACCTCCAGTCTATCGGCGCGTGGTACTACATGCCTGTGATTAACGGCATGGGCCGCGTTGGCTGCCCAGACATACTGGTCTGCTACAAAGGTTTATTCATGGCGTTTGAGACGAAGGCACCCGGCAAAATAAAGAACGTCACTGCTAACCAAGAACGTGAAATTAACGACATAAGAAGTGCTTACGGGTTAGCACTTGTTGTTGACGACGTTGAACAAGTGAAGGAGGCTATCAATGAACTTACCAGAAAAAATAATCCGCGCTCTGACGAATAACCCCGCGATGTTTTCGGGCTTATTGTTAGAGAGGCGAAAAGAATTTATTGAGTGGTTGCGCGAGAACACGCACGTCGTGGGACAGTTTCTGACCTACGCTCAGATGCTCAACTGCCGCGGGGGACGTGCCTACTACTCTGCTTACTGCATCCGCGAACGCATTCGATGGGACACGCTCGTTAGCGAAAACGAGACGCAGTTCAAACTATCGAACAACATGACGCCCTTCATCTCCCGATTGGTGATGGAGATCGACCCAAGCCTGAAGGGCATGTTCAGGGTTAAGAAAGGAGCAGACTATGACCAAATCGTGGAACCCAGCATTAAACCTTGCGCGTGAGCATCTGGAAATGCGGGATATGATCGAAGAGCTTCAACACGGCTTAATCACGTACAACGCGTGGGTGAAAAAATACAAAAACTTTATGTGCGACACTCACGTAGAAATGTACGTCAACGATGTGCTCGAAGCCGAAGAAAGGTTCACCCCACCGTCGCAAAGGATACAACACTAATGCCAAAGTCATCCAAGCAGGAGTTAGCCACTAAGGCAGCTTACAACAAGAAGCCGAAAGTGCAGGCAAAACGCGTGGCGAACAACAAAGCCCGCCGCGAGGCCGTTAAAGAAGGCCGCGTCACGAAGGGTGATGGTAAGCACATCGACCACAAGGTGCCACTCGACGCTGGCGGTAGCACTGCCAAGTCAAACACCCGTGTGGTGAGCGCCGCAGCTAACAAAGGCTGGCGTGGTAAGAAACCCGGCATGTACACAAAAGGAGGGAAGTGATGATAGAGAGACTAGGAGCGGACGGTAAGTTTTATACCGACAGCAAGGCTGAAGAACGAGTTTGGGCATACCTGTTGAAGCATAGAGCAACAGCCGACGCCATAGACATCGCCCTAAACTGCGACATCACTGAAGCCGAAGCACAAAGTTACATCGACCGGATTTCATCCGAGACTTGGCGCTACAATCTGCCAACGCGTGACCACAATATTGGAGAGTCAAACTACGCCAAGCACAAGATACAGCCATGGGACATCTGGCTAGAGTACCAGCTAGACCCTTGGGACGCTGACATCATCAAGCGCGTACTTCGAGACAAGCCCGGCCAACGCCGCCTCGACTACGAAAAAATCAAGCACGTCTGCGACGAACGCATTCGACAAATAGACGCAGAATTAGATGAGGTTTCCCATGTTAGTCTGGAAAGAAAAGAAAGCGCTGCTGCTTAAAAGCAGAACACCCGAACGCATCACAAACATTATACCATCGGCTAAGACCTTCACAGTTAAAGGTATCCCCTACGTGGCGGTGCCACACAAGCTAGCCGAGACCAAGATGCTAAAGAACTTAGGCTACGAACCCCCTGCTCCAATACGTGAATATTACGACTGGCCGGGCCGCTTCAAGCCGTTCGATGCACAGCGCGAGGCTGCTGCGTTCTTATCTATGTATGATCGTGCGTTCAATCTGTCCGAGCTAGGCACGGGTAAGTCACTCGCGTCGTTGTGGGCATACGACTACCTGCGTGGCATCGGTAAGGTGAACAAGGCGCTGATCGTGTCGCCGCTCTCCACTCTGGAGCGCACGTGGGCCGACGAGGTGTTCCAACACTTCCCACACTTAGAGACTGCGGTACTGCACGGCTCCCGTGATAAGCGCGTAAAGATGCTCAAGACCGACGTGGACATCTACATCATTAACCATGACGGCCTACAGATCATCGAGCCGCACCTCAAAGACCGACCTGACATCGACATCATTATCATCGACGAGATCGCACAGGCTGCGCGCAACGCAGGTACAGATCGCTGGAAAGCAATCAACAAGGTTGTGAACCGTCAAGGTATTCCACGCTACTGCTGGGGTATGACGGGGACACCAACACCGAACGCTCCTACAGACGCTTGGGCGCAGTGCAGACTGATTAACCCTGAGAGCGTACCGCCGTACTTCAATCGCTTCAAAGGGCAAGTCATGCGGCAGCTTGGTCAATTCTCGTGGATTCCTAAGTCCGATGCTACCGAGATCGTTCAAGCTGTGATGCAGCCATCAGTCAGGTTCACCCGCGACGAGTGCCTCGACTTGCCACCATTGATGTACGAGACGCGCCAAGTGCCGCTGACCAAAGAGCAGAACAAAGCCTACAAAGAAATGGTCGCGCGGATGCGCACTGAGGCTGAAGAAGGTGAAATCACAGCAGTCAACGAAGCGGTCAAGATGGGCAAGTTAGTCCAGATTGCCTGTGGCGTAGTCTACTCCAACGACAAGAAAGAGATTACCATCCCGTCGTCGCCGAGGATTGAAGAGACCCGCGAGATCGTACGCCAAGCAGAGGGCAAGGTGATCGTGTTTGTACCCTACGTTAGTTCGGTACGCATGGTCGCTGAAGAACTCAGCAAGGACTTCTCAGTTGAAGTGATCCACGGGGGAGTAAAGAAAGATGAGCGTGACCGTATATTCGGTGCGTTCCAGAAGAGCAAAGAACCAAAGGTTATCGTGGCACAACCCGCCGCTATGTCCCACGGTCTGACGCTGACGTCCGCATCTACCATCATTTGGTATTCATGCGTCACGTCGAACGAAGTCTTCGAGCAAGCCAACGGTCGGATCAACAGACCCGGCCAGAAGATGAACAACTTCATCATAATGCTCGAAGGTACTCCAGTAGAGAAGCGCATCTACAAACGTTTACGGACCAAGCAGAAGATGCAGGGTGCGTTACTGGACGAAATCAAGGCAAATCGGGAAGCCGTGATGTCTTGACCCCTGATCGCATATGAACTAATCTGTTTACATGTGAACACACCTAGAGGTAACTGACACAATGGACTTACTTAAACCTGAACAGGTTTCGGAGAAGCTAGGCATCACCAAAGCAGCACTACCCGGTCTGCGAAGGCGAGAGGCTAGCTTCCCCCAACCGATAAGAGTCTCGCAGAAGGTTCTGCGTTGGGACGAAGCTGAAATTGACGAGTGGCTAAACTCAAAAAGGGAGAAAGAAGATGGCAACAATATCAGAACTGGATGACTTATCGCTGCTAAAGATATTCATCGGACTGCGCGAAAGACGCGCACAACGTAAAGCCGCGTACTCGGACGACGACTCCGGTGACAAAGGCAAACAAGACAAGATCGAAGTAGAGTTTCTCAAACGGTTTCAGTCGCGTGGCATCGACAACGTGGCTGCCCGTAACGTAGGAACTGCTTACAGGTCAACACGTGCGTCTGCCACTGTAGGCGACTGGGACTCGTTCCTCGATCACGTCAAAGAAAACGGTGCTTGGGAGATGCTAGAGCGCCGCGTCAACAAGACTGCTGTTGAGCAGTTTAAATCCGTCGAAGGTGATCTCCCACCCGGCGTCAACTGGTCGGAAACACAAGTAGTAAACTTCCGCCGCAAATAACCAGAGGTAAATACAATGGCTAACGATATGGTCGCTTTTGCGGCAACAAAACTGCCCGCTCACCTAGCGGGAAAAGTAAAAACTGACAACGTCTTCGCTAATGCGGTGTCGGCTGGCGGCTTCCCTGTCATTTCCATCAAGGGGAAAGTTTTCCACATCCAACGTGGTGACGATAAAACACTTGTAACTAAGGGGGAGGAGGGCGAACCAGCTGCTTCACTCGAGGCAATCATTGTCGCGGTGAACCCACACAAGTCCAAGGTCTACTACGACCACGGTTACGAAGAAGGTTCAGTGGCGAAGCCTACATGCTACAGCAACGACGGCATTGCTCCAGCGGCTGACGCTGATAACGCGCAATCTAAAAAGTGCGCAGTTTGCCCACACAACCAGTGGGGGTCACGCATCACCGACAGCGGAGGCAAAGGCAAAGCATGTGGTGACTCTATGCGCTTGGCACTATCACCACCGGACCAGCTAAACGATCCAATGCTCATCCGCGTACCTGCGGCGTCACTGAAAACGCTTGGTGCCTACGGCGCACAGCTGGCGAAGCGTGGTGTAGAACCTCATCACGTGATGACGAAGATCGGGTTTGACTACAACGTGGCCCACCCTGCCCTGACCTTTAAGGCAATGCGCTTTGTAGAAGCAGAAGAACTTGCGCAGATCGAAGCTGTGCTGGTCGAAGAAGCCGAAACCATCGCTTCGATCACAGGAACGTCTAACCCTATAACGCCAGAGACCGAGCACAAGGCTGCCGAGGTGGCCCCCACGCCTGTAGCACCTTGGCCTTTACCTTTACCTGTAGCTGCACCTGTAGCTGCACCTGAGCCTGTAGCTGCACCTGAGCCTGTAGCTGCACCCGAGCCTGTAGCGGCAGCACCTACGGCAAAGGTTGACGACTACGACAGCATAGACGAAGCATTAGATAACCTCGACTTCGACGATTGATCTAAACACTTCGCGCGTGACGGGGCTTCGGTCCCGTCACTAACCTGTTAACACGTCAGCATATAGGTAGGCACATGAGTCCACTAGATTTCCTGAAGCTCGTGCTTCCACTCCAAGGCAAAACTGTACTAGGTCTTGCACAACCTCGCGACGATGGCGGCCTTTGGTTTAAGTGGAAAGACTACAACACGGTAGAAGAAGCTGCATCAGCGGCCACCTACTTTAACGGCCGTGGCGAAACTGTCTACTTTGGTGTTAATTCGTTTGGCGACTGGTACACCGACGAAACCACAGGCAAGCGCCACATTCGCACACAAGAGAATATCGTGGCTTGTCGCGCTCTGTTCGACGACTTCGACGTCGACGTTAAAAAGGCAGACGCCGCGGACACCAAAGAAGAAGCCCTCGAGAACGTAATCAAGCTAGCCAAGGCACTTCGCCTTACGCCGACCATCGTGAACAGTGGCGGCGGCTACCACAGCTACATCCACTTCGACGAAGACATTACACCCGCAGTGTGGGAAGAACTGGCTGCGCTAAAGCGCGACATCTCACTACACCTAAACGTCAAAGCAGACCGCGCTGTGGATGGAGACATCGCTCGTATACTTCGCCCCGTGGGTATGCTGAACCACAAGTACGATCCCCCACGTGCGGTCGAGCTACTTAAAGTGGGCAAGACTTATTCAGTAGATAAGGTCAGAGAAACTTTGACCAGCTACATCCGCGAGAACAATGTAGAGCCAGCCCCTGTAGCGAGCAAAAAAGGCGACATGGCCAACCCGTTCGCCGCTGCGGTAGGCGATTACCCCGAGAGTTACGCAGAGCAGATCGCAGAGAAGTGTAGTGCTATCCGCACGTTCAAAGAGAGCGGTGGCGACATCGCTGAGCCCCACTGGTGGGCTAGCATCGGAGTGCTAAAGCACTGTGAAGACGGCGAAGAAAAAATACATGAGTGGAGCAGTGGCTATGACGGCTACTCTCAATCGGAGACCCAAGCGAAGATTGACGAGTGGTCTGCGAACCCCACGAGCTGTGTAGAGATGGACCGCCACGCGAACTGTCGGGCTGACTGCCCTTTCGCAGCTACCTGTAAAAGCCCGATCAGCTTGGGCTACGTCGAAGTTTCCGTATCCGTCGTACAACCCTCCGTCGACGCGACCGTAACGACGGCCCCAACTGCGACGACGGCGGCGCAGCAAGGCGCGATTATTGAGGGTCAACACATCCCATACTGGCCCGACGCTGGCTACCGCTGGAACGGTGCCGCTCTGTCGCGTTCGTACGTTGACGACGAAGGCGTCGTGCATTGGACCCCATTCTGCCGCTCGTTTGTCTACCCACTTAACCGGATCAAAGACAGCGAAGGCCAGTGGACGATCCACTGGAAGGCGCTTGAGAAGAACGGAAGTTGGCGTGAGTTCTATATGCCAATGGCCGAGTTAGCATCTGCGGACCTAATGGCTAAGACGTTCGCATCATACGAAGTGTTCCTGACAAGATCGAAAAACGCGAGGAATTTCATGGCAGAGTTTGCAGAAGGGCTGATCGAGAAGCTCCAAGAGTGGCGCATCGAAACAGAAACATTCACTCAGTTCGGCTGGACCAAGGACCGCAAGGGTTTCGTAATCGGCACCAAGATGATTATGGCCGACGAGGAAGTAAACGTACTGTGCGATGATGGTATCCCACGCGACATCGCTGTGGACTTTGGCATCTCAGGCACACTCGATGAGTGGATTCTTAACATAGATAAACTTTACAACCGCCCCGGTGCAGAACCATTCCAGTTCGCGCTATGCCATTCGATGGGCTCAGCCCTTGTGGAGTTAATGGGTTCCTCCAACTGGCACGGGCTACCACTGGCGTTCACAGGGCATGGCGGCACCGGCAAATCGACGGCAGCTAAGATCGCCTGTGGCTTCTACGGAAACCCAGAGCACATGGAGCGCCAGACAGGTGAACAGGGTTCTACCCTTAACGCGGCCATTAAACGGATCGCCATCATGGGCGGTGTCCCAATGCTGCTCGACGAGTTCTCAGGCCGAACACCTGACGAGCTGACCCGCACAGGCTACGCCCTAGCCAACGGTCGTGACAAAGAGCGCCTCGGCACCAGTGGTAAGTTCAGCACCGTCGGCGGCCAGTGGTTTAAGAACAGCTTCATCACGTCCAACGACGGCATCATGGAGAGCATCTCTAAGCTACCAGCGGGTTATCGTGTTGAGGCTACGCAGCTGCGCTTCTTCGAAGTATCGCTGCCTAAAGATTTCCGCAACGCAGTGTTCCCTGACATTACGCAGGAGTTCATCGAAAACCACATGGACCGCGTGTACGGCGAAGCATGTCGTCCGTTCCTTCAGTTCATCATCAAGAACAATGACTGGGTGCGCCGCCAGATCACATCGGCTCGTGCGAAGTTTAACCCCAAATCTGAGGATGATAACAAAGAACGCTTCTACCGAGACACCATCGTGACCGCACTGGTTGCAGGTAAGATCGCAGAGAAGCTGGGCCTCGTTCAGTTCGACATCAAGGGTATGAAAAAGTGGGCGATGTCGCAGGTTGTCACCATGCGTGAAAGCCGCCGTGAAACCAACACGGACATCAGTGAGCACCTAGCGTCGTTCATCGCCACACTGCCGGGACGACTCATCATCACAAAGCACTTCGGTGACGGTCGCGCTAAGACAAAGGAACACCCAATGGAAATGCTACGCGCCCCCGCAATTGGTCGTGTCTGCACAGAAGATAAGAAGGTGTTCGTCACTTACAAAGCCGTCGCCGACTGGTGCAAGGAATTTGGTGTCACCGCCGCTGCCATGAAGGAGGAGTTAGATCGCTCAGGCTACATGATCTACACCGCCGACGGTCAGCCGAGCCAGAAGGTTTATATCGGTTCGGGCACCACTGTGCCTAGCGGGCAAGCTCGTTGCTACGAGTTCAAGTACCACAAGCTGTTCGACGGAAAAGCACTAGCACTCGTCAAGACCGAAGACGGTGTCGTCACCCACGCGCAGGCAGAGGGAGGGCAAATGCAGTGACCGAAGTACAACAAATATTGAAAGCGCTGAAACACAGAGCAAACGGAATGCTATTGGAAGGGCAACGCCGTGACCGCCCCGGAGTGAAGCAGCAGGCCGAAGAAATAAAATACCTTTTGGAGATGTTGGAGGCCCGCCTTGACCCCTAAGTCTTGCTTACCCCGCAGGGAGGACAGCTAATGCCCGCAGCAGCAACTACCAAAGCGGCAATTAAACGCGCCATCGAAGCCGCCCAAGACGCAGGTTTAGCTATCTGCGCCGTGTCCGTGGCCAAAGACGGCAGCATCCGCGTTGAGACAAATCAGAAAAACCTAGACACCAACTCCGTTCTGGATCAAGGTCCAAAGCCCAAACAGTGGGCTGCGCGGAGGTAAAAGTGACCGTAAAACTACCCGGCTTGTGGGCGGAGAAACTGCCCAGCGGCACCGTGCGCTGTCGGGTCCGCAAAGAAGGTGACAAGCGGGTTGTAACGCGCATACCCGTGGGGCCCGACGATCCGGACTTCCTCCACCACTATTACGCCGCACGTGAAGGTCGTGTGTGGGACGCTCCACCAGAAAACACTGAGGTGCAGCAGAGCCTAGACTGGCTTACGGCACGGTACTTGAAGTTCTTAGAGGACATGGTCGCTGCAAACCAGATGTCTGCCGCCACGCTGAAACAGCGACGTAGTATCCTGACAAGACTTTGTGACTTCACAGACCCCAGTGGGGGACGCTACGGGTCTTTTGACATGAACGCACCCACCGCAGCGTTCATCGCGGTACGAGACGCATGGGCCAGCAAGCCCGGAGCCGCAGACAACCTCATCAAAACAATACGAGCGGTTTACTCGTGGGCGATGGAGCGTGACGAAATCGGTTATAACCCCGCCGTGGGCATCGCTCCTATCAACAAAAACCCAAAGGGCGGAGCGACGGCATGGACGGCTGCTGACCTACGCGCGTTTAGGGCTGCACACCCCAAAGGAACCACAGCGCATCTCTGGCTAACGATCCAAGCCTTTACTGCTTGCCGCATCGGGGACGCCCTGTGGATAGGACGACAGCAGGAGAAAACCATAGGCGGTCAGCCGTGGCTTGAGTTCCAGCCGCGCAAAAAGGGTTCGGCGTTTGTATCCATTCCTATGTTACCGCCACTGGTGGAGGCCACTAGAGCCTCGAAGGTCGTCGGTCCGAGCTACATCCTGAACGATAAAGGCACTCCGTTCTCATCAGTTGAGGCGCTGCGTGTCCGCGTCCAAAGATGGTGCGTGGCCGCGGGCCTAAAGAACCGTTCGTCCCACGGAGTTCGCAAAGCTATGGCGGAGTTGATGGCAGAAGCTGGAAGCTCTCAGCACCAGATCATGGCGGTCATGGCCCACACCCAAGCGCGCACGTCTGAGGTCTACACCAAGGGGGTCCAGCGCCGCGGATTGGCCGCCGAAGGACTGCACTCTCTGGCGGCTCTGGATTGGTAGGGTGCTCCACGCCCCAATTTCGTGGAGCACACTGGTCAGTTAAATAAGGCCAAAACACTACTACTGGTGGTCCAGGGTCGCCCACCATTTCACTAAAAAAGTCAATGAAATCAACGACAGTGTGCTCCACGGGGGCGAAATCCGGCCCTAAACATATCAATAGGTTACGGTAAGGGTGCTCCACGAAACTGGATAAAAAAAAGCCCCCCAGCGTGGCAGTGCGAATCCTGACCTTCTGGGGGGTAGTTACCGTTAGAGCGGCGATGCGTCGGGAGGAGACACAAACTCTAACGGGGGAGGTAAACTTAATCGAATCTTCGCTGCGCTCTCTGCTCTCTACGATCCTGACTACGCGGCGCGCGAATTAGATCGCCGACCGACTGACGCCGCATCTCGCGGCCGCTGCCAAAGAAGGGACTGATACGCTCTTTCTGGTCCTGCAAATCGCGCCACTCGTCGCGCAGCTCAGTCATACGACCTCTGGCACCGTCGTCTTTCGCCCGGATATACTCACGACGAATACGAGAAGACTCGTTGCTTACATACTCGGAGAGCTCAAACTGCTGACCACGTGTCCACTTGAACTTTTGTACATCTGTGGAGGGGATACCAAGAGCGTTGAGGAGCAGGCTCTGCATGTCAAAAGCCCGTGGGTCTACCAGCACATCGCCGCTCTTAGCGGAAAAACCTTCTGTGCCAAGTCGATAGGACTCGACCAAAGTGCGGATGCCTTTTGGCACCATGTACTCGATGCCTTTTAGTGCGTCGCCCTGCTTAAAATACTCGGCGGAACGCCCAAAGTTGAGGGCAGTAGTGCCCGACGGTCCGGCCAATGCGTTAAAGAAGACGTCCTTTACGCCATCTTCGCTAGCTTCGAAGTCAATGTACGGGAATGGGTGGAATATTTTACCCTGCGAGAGCTTGGTGGACATGTCGATACCAACCGCAGAGAATACGCCTCGGCTAAGAACGTCTGCAAGGCGTTCGCTCTCTACCTTCTCGCGTATCCAACGCTCGAGTTCTTGCGGCTCTTCTTCGCCCTCTATCCAACCCAACGCGTACGGAGCTAGTGTAGTCACCAGTGGGATACCTGTCGCTCCAGCGAAGATACCCGCGTGAGTTAGGGTATATCCAAGAACGCGTTTGCCCATGGCCTTCTCTTCAGCACTAATAGTCTTATCCACGAAGGCTTGGTTGAAGGCGTTCCCGTAAGCCCAGCCCATCATCAGCTGATATTTGCGGTACTGAGTAGTCATCTTGGGCAGGAACTTCACCACGTACGGCGCATCGAACCGGGCAAAGTTACCCTGTGTGTCTTCGACAACCATCGTGGCGTACTCGTCCGGCGTCATCTTGAGGGTTTTCATCGTCGCGGGGTTGGCCAGTGCCATGTCGTAAGCAGCTACCGCCGCGGCGATACGGTTGTGAGCTTCCACAAAACGCGCCACTTGGTACAGCTTGTGCACGATTTTACCAAGTGCGTCAGTCGCCCGGTTGATCGACTCGTAGCCCGAGTTGAAGCGGTCAAACTCAGAGAGGTCTTCTTCCATACCCACGTCTAATAGTTGGCGCAGCTGCAAGTCTTCTAGGAGTTTGCGGTACTTCGGTGGGGCTTTGTTGATGTCGATTTCGGCTTCAAAGTTTTTACCCATCTTGGCCGCTTTAACTGATACTTTGTACCCACGGGTGAGCGCACCCCATGCGCCGCTATAGTTCTTAAAGTCACCTGCGAGGCGAGGAACAGTAACGATAGCTGGCTGCGTGGCGTTGGTAACGTGGTAGCCCACACTGGTTGTAAGCATGTAGACTGAGTTCATCGCAGCGAGGCGATCTTGGATTGGGGTCTCTTTACCCACCAGTGTGTCTCTGTAGTGCTTCGCCACCATGTTGTAGACGCCGCGCAAGTTCTCTTCATCTCTACCGGCTTCTACGTTAGCCTCAGCGAAGGCTGTATTAATCTCAGCACCGTGTTCCATGTTAGCCACAAGGCCAGCTTCGGCACGGGCGTGAGACAAGAATGAGCGGATCATGTTCTTTTCGTAGCCCGCGCGGTTCATACGGCGAGCGCCAGACTGACGAGCACTGCGCTCGTCTAGTGACTGGAAGTACATTTTCTTTACCATTTCGGCGAACGCAGCTTTAGCGTTAGAGTCGATACCCGATTTGTCGTCTGCTCGCAGCTGCCCAAGTATCTTATCAAAGGCTTCAGGGTTAGACATTCTGTCGTTGTCCATGTCAGGGGCTCTCGGCGACGCCGTGGCGGTAGCGAACTTATCCTTGTTCGCGTCTCGGAACTGTTTAGCCGCACCCATAGTGTCGAAGAAGCTGATAACGTAGTTCGCTTCATCAGACTTGAGGTCGTTTACTTTTTTCTTGGTTTCCGCTGTATTGTTTTCGCGCATCTCAGCTTCTGCATCTAAGAGGGCTTGGGATTTTAGCTGCCCGACGAAATTACCAAAACGCTTCAGTGGCGCGTACGGCCCTTCAAGCGCAGCATCGGTAAAGAACTTACCCTCTACGCCAAGGTTCTTGGCGATCTCCTGCTTGCGTAAGCGCATTGTCTCACCGTGGGCGAAGATGTCTTTCACCAGCTGCTGTTCTTTCTGAGCCAGTCGGTCGAACTTACGCTTCATAACCGGGTCGACCTTGACTGTTCTACCTTCGATCTCTGGGTCGTAACCCCACTTTTGGTAAAAGGTTGAACTACCGATGAAGTCGTTGACAACTTCCAGACGCTCCGGTTTCATGTCTCGGGCCTGAACAGCCACGCTTTCAACGCCGCGGCGAATATCGTTTCGTGTCTTCTCTGCTTCCAAGCTGGCATTATACCAGCGGCCAGCCGACGGCATCGTCTCTTTGTTCTCTCGAATAAACTGGTGCAAGAACTTGGTGGAATCCACAGCGTTGCGCGCAATAAATGACGCATCATCAAAAAACTTCGTAGCCCCTTTACCTAAGTTTTGCTTGACGTAAGCTCTCGCAGCTTCGGTTTTCGTCGTTGCGTCGCGGCCTACACCATAAGACGGCGACTGGAATGGAGCAGTGGTTGTAGTTGGGTCTAGGCTGCCTTCCATGAGCTCGAAGCGCGCTGCGCCGTAAGCCATGTCGACAAGGTCTTGTGCCACTAGAGTGTCTACGTTGCGAAGGCCGAGCGCCTCGAAGGCGGCTTTGAACGCGTCATAGATGCGCTGCACAAAGTTACCAACCGCGTCGCCCGCAGTGGGGTCCACCCCTGCCATTGTGGCTTCTTCGAGGAAGTAGGCGATAGCCTCTGAAACAACCACGCCGTCAGATACGCCACCGCGCATTGCAGCAAGGTCCATACGACGCAGGGTGCGCAGGGCGAGTTTACTCTCAAGAGAACCGTCGTTAGCTCCCGCCCAATCAGCAATCTGCGAAGCGAGCTTTGTGCGGGAGGCTTCGTCTAGGACGTTGTCGATACCCACGTGGCCGCCAACTTCGTGCATAAACGCAGCGCGTTCGCCACCGGCGGGGATACGATCTAGGATAAAGTGCGCGTGAGGCACTCCGTTCTCGTCTTCCTGAACCCAGCCGTAAGGCTGTACTTTTGCGATTTCGGCCACGTCGGCATATGGAACATCGCCACTCTCCACCGCAGCGAGCGCGTCGGCTTCGTTATCGAAGACGTGAATACGGACGTTCTGCGTATCACCTGTCAACTCGTTAACAGATTGTTCAAATGCTTCGCGGGATGCCGTAGCAGTCGCGTTGTCCCTCACGCCAAAGCGAGGATTGCTCGTCTTGGCTTTCTTGGGGTCAATCTTCTTCCGCTTCCTAACTTCTACTACCGGCGCAGTCTTAACCCCGCCGACTACTCCGGTGCTGGCTTCTTGGCTGCTGCGTCCGCTCTCGCCAGTATCCGCAGTTCCGACTTGTTCAGTTGGATTCCCGCTTTCTGCGCTCGTCGCATCCCCGGTACTCGGTCCTGCGTCGTCTGCAATTTGGGTTGCGGTGCTTTCGTTGGTTCGTCCTGCATTGGTATCCTCCAGTGTGGGGCCAGCGTTATTCTGGTCGTATTTGTTTTCGATGTCACGCAGGTCTTGCGCGAGTTGGGCGTCGTCAATAGAGCCCTCTTTATGTTCTTCGACTGCGGAAATCCACTCGAGTAAATCTGCTTTACCCAGTTGGTCTACGTTCGGACCTCCAACAGAGACGCCGTTTTTCCATGCGGAAATAGCATCACGCCCGTGGGTTTTAACCATCCCTACAAGCTGCTTGTTACGCTCTTTGTCCGCAATTTCTTGACGCTTGTTAGCGTATTGGTCCGCCTCTTGTGAGCGCGCTTCCATGTACACAACGTCTGCATCGTCCATACCATCACGAGCGCCTTGGTTAGCGGACGCCACGGTGCCCATGCTGTCCCCCAGCTCGGCTAGGTCAACTTCGTTTGTTGGCGCATTGATGTCGAACTCTGCACCGGGAGTGCTTTTGTTCTTTGTCTCAGCAAGGCGCTGCTTAATCTGCTCTTGGCTAAGCCCGTAAGCCTTTGCCAGTTTAGGGCGCAAACGTACAAGCGCGGTCTGTGCAGCTTGTCGAGATTTTAGCCCGCCGCGTTCCGCAATAAGTGTTGGGTTTAGTGTGCCATCCGACTGGATGACTGCGTCCTGCTCGTTGTTGGCAAACGCCTGCTGCATCGTGTCGAACACTATCTGTTCGTTCTTAGACAGCTTAACTTCACTAGGCAGAGGCTGCGCAAACAGCGTCGCAATTTCGGTCGTCGGGTCTGTGGTTGTGGGGTCGGAGTCGGAAATCTGTTGCGCTACGTCCGCGACAGGAGCAGGTTCAATCTCTACCGCGGCGGGGGCTAAAGGTGCCTGCGCTTGCGCTACGTCCGCGACAGGAGCAGGTTTAATCTCCACCGCCGCGGGGGCTAAAGTTGCCTGCGCTTGTGCTACTTTGTCGACGTTCGACTGGAATCCTGCGTACTTCTTACCGTTTAAAAGCTCCACGAGGGGTGGGTTGCTCTCACGCCAGTTGTCTCCCAGCTTCTCTTTAGCGTAGGTCTCAGCCTGAGCGTCCATACCGGTCAAGACTTCTGAGGCTTCCGGCGCTTTCTCGGCTACGACCGGCGGCGCTGCAACGTCTTCTTGTGCTGCCGGAGCAGCTGCTTGTTCCACCGTGGTAGGTGGCTGTTGCGCCTGCGTTTCCGTGGGTTGCGCTTCAGTGGCTTGTTCAGCCACGGCTTTACCAAGCATAGACTCAAAGCGCGACTTCTTACCGCTACCGCGGGAGTAGATACCTTTGCCGTCAGAGAGTAGCTGAGAGAGTTCAGGGTGATCCGACTCAAAGTTTTCACCAAGCTGTTCCACAGCGAGCGCACGTAGCTGCTCTTTCTTAGTCGGCGGCTTAGCGGGTTTGGCAACAGCCTCCTGCGATGCAGCATCAGTGGCGGTATCTCCTTGTGTCTCTGTGCTAAGGTCAACAGTCGGCTGGTCCCCACGCGCAACAGCTTCGGCGTGGCTATCCAAAGCGGCGACGTACTCTTCTGCGATCTGTGCTTCTGAGGCGGCTTTAGTTTCTTTTTGGTAGCCTTTAAGGAATGCTTTGGCTTCAGTTTCCACGTCGGCAGGGTCGAAGATGCCTTGTTCGTTAATGCTTGCCTCGAATGCTTGCCCCAACTCAGTCTGCGGGTTACGGATGTCGGCCTCAAGACGTTGACTTATGACCTTTAAACGGTCCGCTACAAACTTTTTACGTGGGGTAAACGTAGTTGCAGCCTCACGACGTACCCGCGCCGTAGTTTCAACTTCAGCTTGGGCTTGCACCGCCGCCGCTTTTTCGTCCGCCAGCGCACTGGCCTGCAACTCCAGTTCTTCGTTGGCTCGGATTTGCGCTTCTTGGGAGTCTAGCTCTGTGCCTTGGGGGCCACGGCGTCGTAGTCCAAGAGCCGCTACATCAACTGGTGCGCTTACACCTTCGGCGAGCGCCTCGATAATGACTTCGCCAGCTTGGATTTCTCCATCGGTGGCTAGCTGCGCCGCAGCTTCACCTCCACCGCCGCCGACAACCTGAATACCTGTTTGCTTACCCACGCCACCAAGAGTGAGAGGTGCCTTCGACGCAAGTCCTGCTGTGAGGAGGTCTACAGTACCGATGATGGCACCACGGGTAGCCCCGCGAGACGCTTGGTCTTGCATAAATTCGGTGTCGCTAACAGCAGCGAGAGCGTCCCGACTATCTAGAAGGTTGTATCCTTGCTTAGAGGCTTCCGGCACCAGCTGGCCAAAACGCTCTTGGGAGTAGCCAGAGCCTGCAAACGCACCAATTCCCAGCTTGGGGTTCTTTGTCACAGCAGTGGCGAGGCCCGCACCTACAATCGTCGGCAGTTGTTCGGCGGCAACTTGCGCTATGCCAGAAGCAGTCGCGAGAGGGTTCTTGACGATAGTGCCTAGACCGTCGAGAAACCCATCAGCTTCGCTAAGCTCTTGGACCGCTTGCGCACCCGCTTGCGTCATCGGGTAGTTTTCTTGCGCGTCAACGGATCGTTGCGCCACAGCTTGAGCATTGTCGGCGGCTAAACCCCTAAGCTCTTCTGGGGTCTCCAGTGGGGCAGCCCATGAAGGGCGGTAAGTGGCGATGCGCTCGAGCAGACCCGGCTCTTCCCCAGTGCGAGTGCGCTCAGCTTCCCTCGCTTCTTGCTCCGCCCGCAGGTTAGCTAAGTTGGAAAAGTCTTCCGCCATCGAGGCGTTAGGGATGCTTCCAAGGTTAGAAAGCCCCCGCACACCCGCATTGCCCAGACCCCTCCAAAACCCTACGTCGTCGGTGGGAGTAGGCTCGTCGGTGTTCAATGCCGCCCGAGCATTCCGGATCGCCTGCCACTGGCGCTCAGCAAGGGAGCTGGTTTTATCTTCGTCTTCGGTGCCTAAGAGGCGGGCTCTAGCCCGTTGCAGTGCTGCTTCCTGAGCTTGTGTATATGCCATGTCTACCTCTTATTGCTCAAACAGAGCTCGATCTTCGGGACTCATTGCGTCAAGCTCTGCTTGGGTTGGCCTACCGGGTGTCATACCCATCGTCCGACGGTACATCTCGACGGCCGCCTGCTGCTGCTCCAGTCCGCCTTCCTCGCTCCCCATGTACAAGTACTCAGGAGACCGCATCAAAGCTGCAAGACCTTGTTCTGCAATTTCCCGCGACTTGCCGATACCGGCCCGAGAGGACTCTATCTGTTCGCGAACTAGGTCTGTCTGAGCTTCGACCAGTGCGGTTCGTGCGCCGACAGCATCATCTTGCATCATCTCGGTAAAGACTTGCTCGTTAATAAGTCGTGTTGAAGCATCAGCTTGATCGGTCCTTGCTTTAACATTGGTCAGGTTAGCCATCTCCGCGGCTACCGTTAACGCCGTACTTGGCTTGGAAATCTGGACGGCAAGCGTCGCCATAATTTCCCTTTCTGCGTCTGGCCCATTGGCGGAGAACAGTTCTGTAACGTTTTCTCCTAGGGTCCGCATGACCCGAACAGTGCCATCGTCGCCGCGGTCGATCCTCAGAGTGTCATTATTGTCGACGGTGTCGTACCACTCGATTCCAGCATCTAGGCCCTGCGCTAGCGCGTTCATACCAGCTTGCGTAAAGGCAGCACCTTCAGTGCCTAGCTTTTCGAGGCCCATTTGTTGAATGGTCGAAATTAGAACCTGTTTACGCTCGATAGGCATGTCACTGGCCTCGATAAGTCTAATAGTTTCTGCATCCGCTTCAGCCGCAGTTTCAAACCCTGAGCCCATTACATCCGTGAGGATTCTGTCTTCTATACTGGCGGACTTGAGAGCCTCTTCGGCAACGTTAATACCGAGCATGTTGTTCAAGTTAGTCAGGTCATTTGTGCTCCCTGAGGTCGCCGCTAAGTTGGCGTTGTCTAAAGCCTGCCTATCCGCGTTAGCACCCGTAAGCTCTGCTTGCGCATCTAGCAGGGCGGTTTGGCCCGGCAGTTTGGCGACTATAGCCTCGGTTTGGGCTTCGTTTAGACCCATAGCGGAAATAGCACTTAGAAGCTGCTGGCCTTGCAGAGCTTTCTCGCCGAAGAGGAGTTCCGTGATCCGGTTCGTTTGAACCTCGGTCAAGTTTATGTTCGCTAACGCCTGTTCAACTTCGTTCGGTAGCATTGTTAAAAGTGAAAGTGTCCGGGCTTCTGTATTTTCAGTGCCCGCGTCGGTTGAGCCTAAGGTCGCGTTTGCTTGGTCAACGGCAATGCGGGCTTGTTCCACTTCGAACTCGTAAGTATCTCGATCGAGCTGGAGACGCAGAGCGGCGGCGGCGTTTTCAGTCGACTGACCCTCGTGACCCAGTCCCAGACCAACGTTAATCAGGGCTTGATTCTCAAGAACCCCCGGCCGCTTAGCGTTTCTGTCAAAAACCAAATTATCGCTGTTTCGAGCACTAGCTAAGCTAGAGGTTGCGCTAGCATTACTGGCATTTGTACTCGCTCTGAGATTGTTAGACGCTCCTACCCCGAGTTGAAAGGTACGTTCGCCTTGGGTGGCGTCGCCAATTTCGTTTTCGCGTGAAGAGCTACGAAGCGACTGATAGCTGTTGCGCATCGCCAGAGCGCCCTCGGCGTCGCCGTACTTGGCCTGAATGTCGCCAAGGGCTTTGTAACGAGCTTCCTCCAGTGCGGAGCCTTCTAGCCCCGCGCCTAAACCGCCTTCACCCGTGAACTTTTTGTCGTTCATAACACGAGACGTTTCGTAGCCCTGAGCCGCTTTGGTAAACGTGTCGTAGACGCCGTTAAAGTTCTCAGTAAATTCCTGCCAGCCTGATTTACGCGCCATTGCTGATCTCCTTAAACTCAATGCCGAGCATCTCGTAGTTAACTTCCATATATCCGTTACCCATGACCGCAACCGCGTCTGGGTAGCTAAGCTCTACTTCATCCGCCATCACGCCAACGTAGCGGATGGTTGGATCGCCGAACTCTTCTTTGTAGTTAAACTCGTACAGTGGCAGCGCGGTACGCTGGTCCACACCGACTTCTTCGATGTTGTCTTTCAGCCTACGGTCCGATGGCCACGCGGTCATCACAGACGCTGCGCCACCCAAAACCCCACCAATGTCACCCAAGACACTGCCAGATGTGTTCACGTAAGCACTTGTCTGGTTGTTGAGGATGTTGCTTAGGCCACTGATCTGCATGTTCTGACCCGCGCCGATAGTGCCAGCGCCGATAGCCATGTTACCCATGTAGTTCTGACCCGCAGACTGCGCGTTTTGACCCGCCATAGAACCGGCACCGGAAGCGCCACCGTAAGCAGCGGCAGAAGCACCAGCAAGACCG